GCACGGTCATAGATGTAGTATTTGTCAGATTGACGTGCGACACCTACCGTGGGAAATACCTTATCTGCGATAAAGTTTTCTTGTGATTGTGCATAGGCCAGTGTCAAGTTAGACAACGGACGGTCGATATGCACCTGTGATGGGGTTAGCATTGGCATTATAATGTTCCTTATTCTATGCTATTAAGCAGCAGCGTTGCCGCCTTGAATGAGTTCGATAGCAATGATCTGGTTAGTAACACCAGCTTCCGTTGCATAACCCATGATAATGTCACTAGAAGCAGCGTCTACACACAGACCAGCGGCATCAACACCAACAGCGCCGCCAGCGGTAACAGTACCACCAGCTTTTACCATAGTCTTACCTGTGACAACTACTGTTGCAGCATTGTCTTCAGCGGCACCTACTTCGCAGACACCAAATGCTTGTTCTCCGTCACCTGCCAAAACTGCTTCAGCAGCAGAGTCTAGTTTAACGAACTTGTATTGTGCGGCAGAAAGGTCCGCCCCTGCGATTACAGTACGGGTATCCCGTGATTGCGTAACAGCCATTTTTATTCCCCTTTATAGGATTTAGTGATAAGAGCTTTACCTTCATCGGTCTTAGCTACAGCAGCGTAGGCCAAGGCATGTTCACTCTTCTTCATTTTATGTTCGTCCATGTAGGACTTTACGAGTGCCTCTAACTTATCGGTCGCAGAGGTGAACTCTCCGTCAACGTCAGATTTACCCAGCTCAGTCATACTACCTTCAAAGGCTTTGTCGGCTGCTTTGAGTGCTTGCATGATTGTTTCTTCGTCTCCGAAATTGGCAACCAAAGATTTGGCTACTTCAAGATCAAAGTGTGGTAGTTCGGCCTCTGCATGTTTAACTAAGATAGCATCTGCCTTAGCAACTTCTGCTTCTTCTAGTGCCTTAAGAATAGGCGCAGGAATATCAGCCTTGTTGATCTGTTCATCACCGTAAGTCACATACTCAGGTTCAACCGACTTCTCGATTGAGTCTGATTTAACGATGTAACCAGCTTCTTCCAGAGACTTGCTAAGGCGATCAATCTCGGCTTTAGCTAGGTCTAGTTCAGCTTGAATGGTGTCTACCTCGTCCAACGGACCTTGGTAATCTTTCTTCATGTCCATGTTATACATTTTCATGGCTTCGTCCTCGGACATACCTTTGTCCATGTAAGGCTTTAGCTTTGCTTTCATGTCATCAGACATTTTTTCTACTTCGTTCTCCATAGTTTCTCCCTCGGAGTTGTCCCTTTTATAAAGAGAGACCATTGCTTGTTTGTTAGCTGGACGATCAACCAAGGACAGTTCATCTAACTCAAGTTGTTTAAGTAAATTAGGCATCGTAAGATTCCTTGATTGCACGACCACCTATTGAGAAGGCCGCAAGTTCACCAGATTTGACCCTAGCCCAGACGTCATCATCGTAGACTTTAAAAGCTACAACCCAACCCTCTCGGTCACTCTGGATGCCAAGGGACTCGCCAATCTCTTTGGTGACAGGCATGGAGTGGATAACCGCCCCAATCTGATCCCCTTTGTGCATTTCTTTACCGACACGAATATTCTCCATGAAGTTATTCACGGCTTTTACAAGTGTCTCTGGTTCGATAACATCGCCTTGGCGATCAACCACAGGTTCGCCCTTTTCGGTAACGACTGAGGCCCACCCATAGACGAGACGTTGTTCTTCGTCCGCCTTGAGGATTTGTCCTTCGATATTGTGTTTTGTGAGTTGTGACACTGAGGTTCCTCCCTCCCACATTCTGCAAGACCAGTACCCTGCTGTTGTCTTGTCCTTCTTTGAGTCGCAGTTATGCCTTGCACGGAAGTTGGCCCTAGCTTTCGGGTCATCCCTCCGTATCTCCATGTTGGGGTCTCCGAAAGCCACACGTTTGATTTTACCTCCGCTTTGTACGAATACTTCAAACTTCTTGTTACCGCCTTTAATGCGACGAGGCTTGTTTAAGGTAACTTGCTCCCCCTGATACTCAGCCTTTGTTACCTCTTCGTCAGACTTTTTACTGCTAGAAGCATGAGAAGCTGGTAATAAGTCTTTGTCGTGCTTAGGAGACTTAGAACCTGACACGATACGGAGAAAGCTATTTACTCTAGCCATAGCCCATTGCTCAGGAGAGCTTACGTTAGGTCTTACAGATCCGGGATTTGTCTTATATGCACCAATACCCCGACGATACACAGCCTGTAGCATAGAGGTCGTTACCTTATGCTTAGACTTGGCGTTGTGTGCTGTTACTTTTGCTTGTAAGCCTTTTGCCATTATGCTTGTCCTCCCATGCCAGCATGGTTTGTACAGTAGTAGTGAAGAGTAGGTGTGCTACCAGTTACAGCTATTGTAACTGTTGCCCCAGAGGAGCCAGCAGTACCCGACACAGTTACGCCTGTAGTATACTCAGACCCTCCGCCATGTGTACCATTAGCAGTAGTAGAAAACCTAAGTGGGTGACCAGTATTAGAAGAGTCTGACTGATCAAAGATATAAGTATTACCAGCAACAAAATTTACTGAGGGGGTTACTACTCCCCCAATGTAATACTTGTTTCCTGTACCAAAGCCGTTAGTGCCAGAGGCCACTGTTACTACTAAGGTTGTGTCAGAAGAGAACTTAGCTAGGTATTCTTTAAACCATTTGGCCTCTTTGAATGTAACAAACTTACTAAGCTTAGTGGGATTAGAGCCGTGAGTTACATCATATTTAGAGGTAGCAGTATTAAAGGTAGCTATGTTTTCGTTGTTGTTACTTGCGTAAGAACCTTCACTTCTAGCCCATTTATTGTATTCTGTCCTAGACATTATACGCTCCTACAACGGAGTATTACCGCTCTTTGGATAGTTGTGGATATACTCGTGGTAATAGTGCAGATAAATGTGTAATCCCTTCCAGCCACTCCACCACCGATATAAATAATTGCTACCTTACCAGAGATTGCTTGTTGTATGTTCTGTATGCTATCAACTATAGAACCACTGCTTGCTGTTGTGAGGGTGTGACCAGCAGCTAATACAGTTTCAGCAGGGTTATCATTAGACCTTACAGACCAGACCACTGTGCTAATATCAAACCCAGCGGCAATATCAGACCAATCAATACTGTAGTCTAGCAGTTCGTCTGGGTCTTTGTTAGGCCAAACTAGGCTCATGTCTTATCCTCTTATGCGGCTATGTTGTTTGCAGTTCTCGGAGGCTTAATGTGCCTTGGCGAAGTGTAGGAGGGGCTAACTATTCTGTTAGTAGGCATTCCAGCGTGTTGAGACCTACCTCTGTTATACAGGTGTTTAATGGCCTCAAAGTCGAACTTGAATCCCGTAGCGGTGGGAGTTCCGAGTTCAGCATCTATTAAGAACCCTGATACTAGCTTACCAGCCCCTACTCCAACCATACCTAAAGTGACAGTAACAAAACCAGCAGTGGTTACTGGAACAAAAGCTGGTACGCCAGCTATGCCTACACTACCGACCAGTTCTAATCCAGATGGGAAGATGTTAGCATCAACCGTAAAGGTAATGTTACCTACGGATGATGTAACCTCTTCACCAGACGGTGCAGTGTTAGCATTAGCAGCAAAAGTTATGTTGCCTAAGCCAAGGGTAGCAAGTCTACTCGTACATACAGCATTAGAGGTAGCTATAGTTGTAATACTTCCCAGACTCGTAGAGAGAAGTATACTATCAGAAGGGGATATAATTTCAGTAGGTTGTGGCTCTATACCAGACAGGTTTGACTCTAAAGTGATAACTTGAGAGGCTACAGGTATAACATTAATAGACTTAAGGCTAATAGTACCCAAACTTAAAGGTGCATCAAAACCACCTACAGGTTGGTCTACAGCTATAGGAGCAGCTAAAGCACCAAGAGATACTGCAAAGTCAAAATCTGTCTGTGTAGGCCCAGTAGTAGGTGAACGAGTGGCGTAAGGATATATTACATCATTAGCAGGTTGATTGGGCTCCGCTATGATTTCTACCCTAGACTCACTCAAGTACCATTGAGGGTCAGGTAGTGCGGCAGTACCAAGATCAAAACCTGTTTTGTAGGGGGTTAAGTCCTGATCTTCTAGTGGTATGTCAGGGTCAGCAGTAGGGGTAACAATCTCCTTATGAACTACAAGAGATACAATTACTTTAGGGCCATTGACAGGATCAATGATAATATTAGATTGTAATGTACCTACTTGTAACCCAGAAATTTCTTCTGTTGCAGGTATTTTAATAGCACTATTGAGATTTAAAGTCATGCCCTGAGAATCACTGTCAGGGATAATATACTTGTAGTTACACAGTCCTGCTAAGATAGTATCATCTGTTTTATCGTTACCAGACGCTGCTACAGAAAGAGTTCCTAGATCAAAACCCTTGTCTTCATCGTATTTCTGTAGTAAATAGTGTTTGTCTTCCCCTGTAAGGGAATTAAGGAAAGAGCCAGCTTGACCTGTAATAAGACTATCAAAGTATGTAGCAGTATCAGATGGATTATAAGTGTTTATAGTCCGTACTTGACCGATAATAACATTAAATAGTGTGGGGTCAGAAGCAGGGAAAGTTAAAGTAGCTAAAAGAGGGTCATCAATAGTGCTAATAGATGCAGCATTATTAACTATAGTCTCAGAGGGTAGGTGATTAAGGTTTACAGTAACAGGTTTAGCTACAGAATCGTAGCCAAGGGAACTTTCATAAGTGGCTGGATAGGTGTAGTTACCATTAACTAATGGAACCCAAGAGGACTGAGATACCACTGGGTCAGAGTTGAACTCAGCGGTAAACTTAGTCTGTAAAGATAGTGCTTTATCACCCGCTACAGACTCGTCCCAGATAGGCCCTGATGTTCTACTATCTCCGCCTTCCTGATCATAGGGGATCTGAGGACGCATCCCCAGAATAAAAGCGTTTATCCAGTTATAGAAGTTTCCTTCGTTATTCCTTACAAACCCTACACCGTCACCGTCAAGGTCATAAAAGTAAACAGTATCAGGTTTTCTAGTAGCCTGATCAGATATAGTAGCGTCAGTAGATAAGGTCACTGCCGTAGATAAAGTTACAGTAGT